GCCCGGAATATGACGTACAACGTCTCCGTCAATCATAGATTGCTTTTAGATTTTCCAACTGGGGGCCTTCTCCTTAGAGCATTAACCAGTCTGGATGGCACACATTGGTGTGCCGACAGTGGATTTATAAACGTCCTCGCGAACTCTTCGTTTTGCGGACCTGTAAATAGCCCTGTACACAACATAACAAAATGCAATTAATAATAGCAGCAGCACAACGATGACTAGAAATGTAGTGTCATACGAATGTGCTGGGTTCTTATTACTACTAGTTCTCGTTGAATTGACATGTTTGTTGTTCACTGTAATCAGCCCTTTAAATAAATAATCAAACATTGCCAGTTGACATAGCAACGTTCAATGTCCAAGATGTAAATGTTGCTGCTGGCATACTACCGAGTGATATAGTACAAGGTTTAGGTGCATTAAGGTAGAACGATTCTCCCAGAATAGGGCCTCCCCCCGCAGTCGAGAAGGTGCCAATTGTACAGCCTGAAGTGACTGTCTTAACAGGAGCGGCAGTAATGCCTGTTCCTAAATAGGTATGCGATATGAAATATTTACCTGCTGGGAGTGTGTAGCTTTGCAAGTTAGGATTGGTAAAAGCTCCTGGTCCAGTCCTGGTTGTAATAGTCTGGAAATAGTTGGTCAAACCACTAGGTACCATTGCGGCACGTAAGGAATTATCAATTGCCACACTGCGAGGAGCTGGACCGCAAAAATAAATGTCATACTTGCAATCCAAATCGATGGTAATATCCTCACCGGGTGGTCCATTGCTCACAATGATAAATATGCCTAGATTTTGTGTGCTTGCGTTGTCATCTCTGATGGGCTTGATGGGATTATAAGATTGTACCCAAGACGCTCTAACAGTCTGTTGGGTCTCAGGTTGCTCTGACACCACATTATACTTAATAAAAGCGCGATCAAGAGTGCGTTGTTTACGCTTAGACAATGTGCCAGATGATTCAGCACGGGCATATCTCCATAGCTCTTCCTTATCCAAAGGTAACTCCGCGAGGTCAGCATCGGGAAGCCACCTAGCTACAGCATAGTTCTTGGAGTTAACACTACCGTTCACTCGCATCATGAAATCGATGTTTCCAGCCCAAGACTGTGCTTGGGTGGCACTAGCAGCGAGTATACGTCCTAACGTCTGTGGATTAACTTCAACAGAATAAAGGAGGTCTCCTCTAACGGAGTCACTTGGAACGGTAATGGGGGCAACTGGTTCGGTATTATGGATCTCAGCAAACGATCGTGACTTTGCTTCTGCTAGAACTTCAGCAGTGATCCTCTGTTGCCTTGGTCGTGGACGCCGCCTCATGGGCTGCATGTTTTGGGGTTGGGGGGGCGCAGTTCTTGCTCGTCTTTGAATACGGACTAATCCTCGAGTAAACTTGCGTGGTGCATTCATTTTACTGTATGAACGGAAACTCCTCCACATCAACATCTCCACTAGGAAGACGGATGGCAAGTCCTTCGATGTATAGTTGTTGTTCAATACTAAGACCCCAAGCCCTCTCGTAAGACAGGCGACACTCCATAGTAGGTTCGACTACGCGTGCCTTACTGGGTTTAACATACTGTTTCTTAGCAACATAATCTAATTGAGTTACCATATGCCTATGGCTTAACTCAGCTAGTCTAGCTCCCAAGTATTGCCCTACGGGTAAACCCATCCCTAGGGCAATCTCACACCTACCCACTGAGGCTAAATAAACCTCCCTCTTACGCAGCCAGTCAGTTCTAACAGTCCATGGTGTCCTTAACAACACTCTCAATGGGTTACGTACACAATGCCAATTTAGCCCATCGAAGACAGGACGTGTTTGGCAAAACTCCACTTTCTCAAACTCTGTTGCATACTCTGACTTGGTCTTCATTCCGAATTGTTCGAAGAAACGAGCATCATGTAGTTTACCATCATCCTCATAGATAATGACAGAGTCGTCACCATCTACGTATATACTACATTTAAGACCCTCCCTTTCAACAAACGCTTTAATAATAGCGTAATTAATTACACTATTTCCTAGGCCAGTGTTTTGATCACCTGACATTCGCGTCGCCTTAGTTACATAGCTAGTTCCATTCTTAGTAAACCCCTTATTGAGTAACTGCCATTTGAGTAGTTTTTGTAGGAGCTTATCACTATGACACTTATTATAATACCATTGTTCTAACTCCAACAATTGTTGGCAGCAGTGGGCGTCAAACTTGCTATGGTCCAAAAGAAGAGCCTTGGGTTTCCTAAACGATTCCCATTTATCTCTTAGATCTTTTCCTCTTTGCGTAAGATTCCGGCATTTTGCAAACACTGGTGTACCATATTCATCAGTGTAAGCATAGGTGTTTTCTTCAATATTATGTAGAAATTGAGCTAGAAGGAGGCAGTAGCGCTTGTTTCGGTACTGTATGCACCTGGGAGCTGAAAGAGACTTCAACTTACTCAAGTCAGTCTCCTCCTGCTCTAACCAGGTAGATGTTAAAGCCAAGTCTAATAGGTACTTATCATCCTTCAAAAACATTTTGATGTATGAATCTTTATACATGATATCACTTGTTTGAAGGGAAAGCTTGGCAGCCTCCATTAGTTTACGTTTGCTTCCGCTACATCGGGAAATAATGTAGTCCACTGTGGAAACATTCGATGGTTTGATCAATGGTCGAAGATGCCTTCTGAGATCTAATTTAGAAGTATATCTTGAACCATCATCAACCTGGTGTCTTTGAGACAGGGCAACCTCCTCATTACAAGTACAGGATTTATGGGTGAACACGATTGGAATGTTAAGGATGTCGTCTTCGTATTCATATAACCTGTGAGTGGCCCTTTTGTCAGCGAGACAATCGCCAGCCTTAACGTCGTAGGAGCAATTGGGAAGCAATTTGTTAGTCCCAGGTCTACCCCTAAGGCAGACCGCTCTAAGGCTGCGGATTCCCTATTTGTTGCCGTCAGGCACACGGTACTCCTTGCGGGACGCACCAGTGTGGCCGATCAATCCTTCTTGTAGGAACCGGCTATTCTTAGCAGCATCTTTAAGATGCTTCTCGTTCTTAAGCTCGTTCCTAATCTCCGTCAGCAACGGGTCCGGTTTGTATAGCATTGCACAAGCCCTGATGACCATATCAGTCCACTCCTTTTGGCTAACCTCGCTAAGGTCTAAATCACGAGCGTAGCGTGCGGCAACTCGTTTGCCTGCAGTCATGAGTTTGTTATTGAGTGGGTGGTCCCAGAGCTCAGAGCGCAAATGCTCATACAGCTCGGCCTCCACAAGGCCACGTTTGTTTTCTCGTGAACGCCTTAACATTTTCTGATTTGGGCGCTCAAGATCCAAAGATACCTTGGAGGACTTGTACAGGGGGTCACTCGACGGTTCAGTCGGTCCCGCTGCTTTGGTGTTGTCGTAAACTGGGCCCGCAAATCTCACATTCTTCCTACTATGTTTGGGGGTCTCCGTTTGTACCTCAATCTCCACACCAACCTTAGGTGGTACTGGTGGTGTGGCGCACACTTGCGCATATGTGCTGGGCCCCTCCCTAACACCTTCAGGGGGTACCCGCTCCCGACGTGGTCGACGTGGTGCATTCAAGTTTGGGCAACTAACTGTCCTGTCTGACATTGAGGGCATAGTGCTGAAAGCTCTCGCAGACATAGCAGTAGATCGTCGGGATCTGGACCTCAAATCCCGATTTGAGCTTGAACGCAATTCTCCCCTTACATATAGGGGCACGTTTCCCGTCGAGGAGGCATTCCGGACAGCTCTGGTATTGCCCGTACTTCTCCGCGCGTTCGATGATACGCTGTTCCTTCTTGAAGGCGCCAATGGTTGATTGTTCTGGGGGGTGGGATTTCCTCCACTCTGAGAAGTAGTTCTCTCCTCTTGCCCAGGCAATGTGGCACCTCTTGACCTGCCTGTCAAAGCCCTTTGAGTCTCTTTTAGGGCACGGCGCATCATCTCCAACTCTCTTTGAAGAGTCATCACCCGTTCGCACAGATCTCCTTGCGAGGCTTGACGGAGATCTGTCTTCGACCAGCGGTGCTTTGCTGCCAAAGGGTGCTGACTCCCGTGGCTCGCAGAGTTTCCCGACCGCTGTCGATTTCTTTTTGGGCCCGCAGTAGCATTCCTGGTTCGCTGGGGGCCAACCGAACGATTCCTCCCTTCACTCAATTCCGGATTTCCGACGGAAGCACTCGGAGGCCGGGAGGTGGCCTTTCTTTCACCGCGTTGTTGCGGGGTGGAAGAAGCTGTCTGTTCCATGCTGTCAAGTAGTGTATCGTTATCTTC